TTGCGGTAAACTATTGTTTATTGCAAAGGATAAACAGTGTTCATGGCATTATCATAAATTAAAAGACGAAGTATTCTTTATTCAGAGTGGTAAGATAAAATTATATCATGGTTGGGAGATGGATATTGAAAAAGCAGAGATAACAATATTGAATAGAGGAGATAAGTTTCATGTGCCTATTGGTCTGAAGCATCGTATGTTTGCGATAGAGGATACCGAACTGTTTGAGTTTAGTACAGAACACTCCGATTCCGATTCACACAGGATCATGCCTGGGGATCTGATATGAAGACTGATGACCTAATTAAAGTTTATAATGTATTAACAGAAGATGAATGTAAAGATATTATTGATTGGTTCTGGGAAGTAGAAGATAGACATGTAGATGGTGCTGTGTATGGAAGACCATCCGATGTTAGACAGAATCATGTCGTAAAAGATTTTAAAGATACGAGACAAATATATCCAAAACCAGATGACAGAGTATCGGACTTGTTATCTAGAGCATACTTTGAAGTTTATGATAGGTATGCTGAAGAATGCCCAGTTCCACCAGAAGATTATCCTTTAGTTTTTAGAGATTACTGTGTTCGTATATATCATAAAGGAAAAGGATTTTTCTCCAAACATCAGGATCAAGGGCCTGGAGTAAATGTTCACAGAGTATTTGGTATTGTAGGTTATCTTAATGATGTAGAGGTAGGTGGAGAAACTTACTTTCATCTTCAAGATAGAAAGATACCTGCTAGGACAGGAGATGTTTGTATATTTCCTTGTAACTATCTTTGGCCTCATGAAGGAACTGTGCCTATTTCAGATCCTAAGTATGCTATAACTTCTTTTATTTCGTATGCAAATAATGACTGACTTCTGAATAATCGTGTTGATACCATGAGGTATCTGCACATGTGTATTCTTGATACTTACCTTCTAGATGTTTGGGGAAGGGGATTACTTCAATCTCCGCCCCTTCTTTTTTGGCAATCATTTCTGCAATCTCAAGAAATGAGATCGGATTGCCAGTCCCAACATCATAGATGCCGCTCCCTGCCGTATTATCTAGGACTACATCTACTACATCCTCTACCCATACAAAATCTCTAAAGGCATATTCAGACTCTTCAAAAATTTTAATTACCTTATTTTGTTTTGCTTGTAATGTGAACTTACTGATTGGACTTGCTTGATCTCCTTTATGTTCTTCACCTTCTCCATATACATTAAAGTATCTGAATCCCTGCACTTGTTCAAACCTATCCATATTATCCATTACCCAGTAATCTACAGTTGCTTTTGATAGTGCATAGAAGTTTAGTGGATTGATAGTCTTTTTCAAATATCCGAAGTCACTATGAATCTTACCATACACAGATGCAGATGAGGCATATTTGACTGGGATAGAATATTCTATTGCTTTTTCAAACAGTGCAATAGAAAACTCTACGTTATACTTGTGAATCTTATTTACATCCGTTTCTGTTGTACTTGATATGGCTCCCTGATGTATAATCATCTCCACTTCATCCCATTTGTCATATTGATTTAAAAAATCAAATGCACCACTTTGTTCAATTCTGTAAAGGTTTTCTGGATCAAGTCTTTTTTTAAATGCTTGACCTATAAAACCTTGATAACCTGTAAGAATAATCATATAACTGGTAGAAAAAATACTTGAACTAATCTATAGTCATCACCTTCAAAGAATCCTGGTTTATCATAAGGAGTATGCATGACTGTTGCTGGATACATTATCATTCTATTGAATTTCATTTCTGCTAGGTGCATTAGTTCCCATGGCCCTATACTGTCACAAACATAATCTTTATCCCATAGACCATCTTGTTTAGGATTAACTTGGTGTCCTTTATATGTATAAAACCCAGTGCCACCCTTACATTCATCACCTTTGTTAAGGTATATCAAACCAGCCCATCCTCTAGAGGTTACATCTGGTAGATCTATATGGGGTAAGTCGGGTCTATCTTTTGATTGAGTTACGTTGACACTAAATGGGGTAGAGAACATAGATGCTTCAAACTTCTCTTCTTCTTCTTTTTTTAAACCAAAGACATTTTGAGCAATTTCTACCCAGATAGGATAGATGTGTTGAAAGTCAAAGAACGATGCTACTCTTGATCCTGTAACACCACCTAATATTCTTGGGTCTGATGTAGGAGGTGATTTGAGCGCCAAATTTCTCACCATGTTTGGGTTCTTGTAGAAGTTATCGATATAAACTATCGGTATTTCCTCCCAACCCATGAGTTCAACTCTCGCATCAACAGGGGTATTGATAGCAAAGGTTTTTGCTTCATCAATAAAATACTTTTTCATATAACTAAATACTTCGGAGACTTATGTGTAAAAGGAATGGCAAAACCTAGTAGTAAAGATGATTTAAAAGAATATGCTCTCAGGAAACTCGGAAAGCCAGTTCTAGAAATCAACGTTGACGATGATCAGATTGATGATCTTATAGACGATGCCGTCCAATTGTTTCATGAAAGACATGGTGAAGGAATTGATAGGGTATTCTTGAAGCATCAATTCACTGAAGCAGAAAAAGAAGCCATGAAAGGCACTATGTCTACAACTACTGCTACTAGTACAGCAGGGGGTCTCTCTTCGATAGACTATACAGAAACTGCAAAGTATCTACCTTTACCAGACACCATTATAGGAGTCAACAAAGTATTTAAAATGGACTCATCAACCATATCGGCTGGTATGTTCAATCTTAAGTATCAGATCTTCCTTAATGATTTATACTACTACGGGGCAATCGATTTGCTCAACTATGGTATGGTAAAATCATACTTGGAAACTCTTGATTATATGCTTAATCCTGATGTTCAGATCAGATTTAACAAGAAAAATAGTAGATTATATATGGATGTCAATGTAAATGAACTTACTAATGATCATTTTATAATCATAGATTGTTTCAGAATTGTTGATCCTCAGAGTGAGACTGCTGTATACAATGACTACTGGCTTAAACAGTATACCACATCTTTAATAAAAAAACAATGGGGTCAAAATCTTATCAAATTTACAGGAGTTAAACTTCCTGGCGGACTAGAACTTAACGGTAGACAGTTATATGACGATGCGACTCAGGAATTAGAAGTTCTCATGGAAAAACTAATGTCAGAATACGCAATGCCACCATTAGACTTTGTTGGATAATGCCTTTATCACCCTTCTTTCTAAATGGATCTCCAAGTGAACAAAGACTAGTTCAAGACTTGGTGAACGAACATTTACAATTGTTCGGTCAAGATATCCTATATCTACCCAGAAAAATCGTTAATCAGAATACAGTAATCAGAGAGATCACTGCTTCTAAGTTTGACGATAGTTTTAGATTGGAGGCATATCTAGTAAACACTGATGGTTTTGGATCACCTTCTGATGTTTTAACTAAGTTCGGTGTTAGAGATCAAGATGAATTGACATTGGTTGTATCTAAAGAAAGATATGATGATTTCATTACACCATTCATAAATCTATTTCCAGAAGGCGAAAGAGTCAATGCCAAATCTCCACATGAAGGTGATTTGATTTACTTACCTTTGGATAATGCTTTGTTTGAGATCAAGTATATTGAGAGAAAAGTTCCTTTCTACCAAGTAAATGATCTATTCATGTATGAGTTCAGATGTGAGATCTTTGAACCAGAAGATGAGGTCATTGATCTTCCTGATGGATTAACAGATAAAGAAGGAGTGGATGTTGATGAGGACTTTGGATCTACCACTGGTCAGACTATAACTATACAATTAGAAAAAGATACATCTCAAAATGCAGTGGCATATGTATCTCTTGCATCTACAGTTACTGGTGTCAAATCTGTACAACGTGTTCCAATGTTCAATGGTGGTAACTATAGAGGAACGACAACAGTAACAATACATAAACCAACACAAGGTAATCAGGCATCTGGAACTGTGACTGTCGCTGAGGGTGGTATTGATGCTGTAACTCTAACGAGTGGTGGATCTAATTACCTAAGTGTGCCTTCTATAAGTTTCACACCACCTAATCTAACCACATCATCTCAGATTAAGTTTGGTAATAACTCACTACATCACACCACAATATCAGAGGTTATTGGTGCTAACTTCCACTTTACAACTAATGTAGATTCTAGAGATACTGGTAATGGTAGACTATCACTAAGTTTCTGGTTGTATCCAACTAAGTTTGATCCAGCAGTCAATGGCGGAACAGTCATGTGGACTGATAGATTCAAGATATACTACAGAGAGACAGGTAACATAGTGTTTGCTTCTGGTTCTGGATCTATTGAGAATACTACACAACTTACTTTAAATGCATGGAACTTTATTAGAGTAGAACAATATAATACTGATGCAACTATATCTGTAAATGGAACTGTAAGTAACAGTCTTAACACAGCAAACCCAATTATGTTCTTTGCTGGTGATAACCTGAAGCTAGGTGCTGATGCTTCAGGACAAGGTTTCATTCCATCTCAGACTGCATCATTTGAGGGATTCTTAGATCACTTGACTATTAACTTGACTGGCGATAATGCTACAAGTAATAACAGTGCAACACAAGTTCCGAGTTCAGAGACATCTCAAGAAACTGATGTTGTTACAAATACTAATGCTACATTTATCCGTAAGATGGATAATGAACAACCACAAGTCGTTGCAACAACTGATGCCACTGGAACTATAACAGGATTGACTGTCAACTATGAAGGATGGGGATATACTTCACCTCCTATCATGACTATAGAGTCACCATCTACAGGAACTCAAGCAACTGCTGTTGCAATTATGACAAGTAGATCAGGTGTTCCAAATCAATCTGTTGACAGAATACTACTAATCAATCCAGGCACAGGATACACCACTCCACCACAAGTTGTATTTACTGGTGGTTCTCCTGTATCTACTGCGATTGCAACTGCTGTCATTTCAGAAGCAGTATTAGGGCCTATTGGAATTACAACTGGTGGACTTGGTTATACCTTTACACCTACAGTTGGAATTACATCTGTATACATACAACAGTCAAATGAGACTGAACCTCTACTGATGAACGCACAAGCAGAGGCAGTAGTAAGTTCAGCTGGTACTGTTACACAAATTAGATACAGTAATGCTGGCGCTGGTTATACTTCTACATCTGCAACTGTTGCTATATCTTCTGTAACATCTAATTCCTTCGGAGAATTTGAGAGAGATGAAATAGTTAAGGGTGTATCTAGTGGCACTAGTGCATACGTTGCCAGTTGGAATACAGCAGATAACATTCTTAAGGTTTCAATACCTAGTGGTGACTTCTCTGTAGGAGAGGTAATTGTTGGTGCAGCTGCAAGTTACAGAATACTATCTGTGGATTCTGAATTCGATATCGCTTTTGCTGGTAACGATGAAATAGAGACAGAAGCAGACACTATCATAGACTTTTCTGAAAGAAATCCATTCGGTGAGTTCTAAATACTATTATAAGGTGGTAATATTATGTTAACCAATCACTTCTATCATGAGATCATTCGTAAGACAATCGTGTCTTTCGGAACCCTCTTTAATAATCTTGAGATACAACACAAAGATAAGTCTGGTAAGACAGTCAGTGTTGTAAAAGTTCCCATATCTTATGGCCCACAACAGAAATTTTTAGCAAGAGTATCTCAAAGTAGAGACTATCAAGATGGTGTTGCAACCACATTAAGTTTACCCAGAATGTCTTTTGAAGTCATGGGCATGAATTATGATGCCACAAGAAAGGTTTCTACAATGCAGACTTTCAAGTCTGTAAATAAGAAGACTAATAAGATGGTCAAGGCATTTATGCCTGTTCCATACAATATTAATATGCAACTTAGTATTCTAGCTAAGTTGAACGAAGACGCTATACAAATATTAGAACAGATACTGCCATATTTTCAACCAGCATTTAATCTCACTATTGATCTAGTTAATG